CCCCGGATAACCGCGATCACGTTGAGCGCTGGCTGTTCGACGATGGCGGGTCGCTGACTTACGACTGGCGGGCCCACAGTTACAGCATTGAGCTGTCGACCGGCTCGGTGGATATCAAGGTCGGCAGTTCATCGGCCGCCGTTACGGATAACACCGTGGTGGTGACGTCCGGGGCGATCGCGCTCGATGGTGATGTGACCATTTACGGCGAAGTGCTGATCAACCGCGGGCTGCGCGTGAAGGGCGATATCAACGGTGGGGGCGCGATCATCGACACTAGTGGTAATACGCCTAACCATAAACATTGAGCAGAGTCACGGCCAGGTTGCTGGCCTGGCTTTGATAATTCTGAGAGACTGGCTAGATAAGTTGCGAAAAGCAACTAACTATTTGCTTGTTAAATAATGGTTGGGCTAATAAAAATGAGATTGGCGATTTTATTTATGATGTTCAACTTTGCAAACCTTGTACAAGCTGAGCCGGCCAACGAGTACTCGGTGCCAAGCGAGGAAGTGAAATTTATGGATGGGTATAAATATGACTATCCTGGTTGCACAGTAGGCTGGAGCATCCGAACCTCTTCATTTATGACCATTGGCCAGGCTTGCGAAAAAATTAGTGCCGAGAAAATGCGACGTGATGCTCTAAAGTCAATCAGCTACGTTAAAGCCAAAGGCAATTACACGGATTTTACGAGTTACTATACGGAGGCAGAAGGATTAAAAGCCAGGTATGACCCTTCCGACGCTGCTAGGGATGCAGTGAAAATATGGGAAGGCGCATGTATAGATTTTAAAAATGGTATGAACGCCGGAGATTTTCGTGACTATTTCAAGCTCGGCGAAGTTGATAAGTTATACCCTGGGCTGAAACGGAATGCTGCCATACGCTTGTATTCTGATGGCTGGAATTATGCCAAAGACATGAATGGTGTTCTTGATTGTTCTCATTTTTCCGATGTGCGCGCCAATGCGTATATCTCAGGTATTGATATCAGGAAAAACTAATATCGCTGTGCGCTTCTCTAAACAATAACGTCCCTAATCAACCCGCCTAGTGCGGGTTTTTTTCTGCCTGGAGTATGACGATGACGAGTAAACCAATCTCGATCACCAAGGCTGTAAACATCTACGAGTCACAACCTGAGCGAGTGGTTTACCGCGACCAGGCCTTTATTTCTCGCACGCTGGTGATGCGCGACGGCCGGCTGCTGCAGGTCAGCGCTCACCGCGTCGAGGCGCCGGACGCCGAAGCTCAGGCCTTTCTCGATGCGCACCCTGATTTAGAGCGTTTGCCGGAGTAGTCCCATGATCGGAATGGATCGCCACACCGGGCAGCCTATCTCGGGCATTGATCACCTGCTGCAATCCATTGAAGACATTTTGACTACGCCGCTGGGCTCGCGACTGATGCGCCCGGAGTACGGCAGCACGATCCGCCGCTTTGTGGATTTGCCGGTGTCCGAGGGTTGGAAAAGCGCTGTGCAAGCCGAAGCCGCCCGCGCCCTCAAGCGCTGGGAGCCGCGTCTGGAGCTGAAACGGGTTCAAGTCGTGTCCGTGCTGAGCGGGCGCATCACCTTTCGCCTGTCGGGCATTTATCTGGGCGACAGCAAGCTATTGGATGTGACTGTATGAGTACTCTGGACCTGTCCCGCTTGCCAGCGCCGATCGTGCTGGAGCCGCTTGATTTTGAGGCGCTGTATCAAGAGGCGCTTACCGACTTTCGCGCCTTGATGGGCAAGAACTGGTCGGCTCCGCTGGAGTCTGAGCCGGTGGTCAAGCTGCTGGAAAAGCGCGCTTACGACAAGATGATGGAAAGGGCGCGGATCAACGACGCGGCCAAGGCGCTGCTGTTGGCGTTTGCCCGGGGCAGCGACGTGGACCATCTGGCGGCTAACTACAACGTCAAGCGCCTGACGGTAGTCGAGGCTGATCCCGCTGCAGTGCCGCCGATCGAGGCGCAATACGAGTCGGACGACTCTCTGGTCGAGCGCACGTTGCTGGCCTTTGAAGGTATGTCGATCGCGGGTCCCCGGGACGCCTATGTGTTTCATGCGCTGTCGGCGGACGGCCGGGTGGCGGATGCCCGGGCCAGCAGCCCGAGCCCGGCCACGGTACTGGTCAGCATCCTGAGTCGCCTGGGTGATGGCAAGGCCACGCCGGACTTGCTGGAAAAGGTGCGGGTCGCCCTCAGTGATGAGGACGTGCGGCCAGTGGGGGATCGCCTTCTGGTGCGGTCGGCCGAGCTGGTCGACTACAAGATTGAGGCGGTGCTGTACCTGTACCCGGGCCCGGAAATGGAGCTGAGTCTGGCCGAGGCCAACGCCTCACTGGAGCGCTATGTGAACACGCAGCGCCGTCTGGGCCGGGATATCCGCAAATCGGCCATCCATGCCGCGCTGCATGTGTCCCGGGTGCAGCGGGTCGAGCTGATACACCCGGCGGCGGATGTGGTGGTGCTGGATACGCAAGCGGCCAACTGCATCAAGGCCAGCGTGGTAATCGGTGGCACTGATGAGTGATTCTAGCCTGCTGCCGAGCAATCGCGTGTCGCTGGAACAGGCGCTTGCCCAGCTTTCGACGGGGGACGTCGAGATGGCCAACGTGCTACGCCAAGTCCACTCGGTTGAGAACTGCCCGGCGGCGCTACTGCCGTGGCTGGCCATCCAGCGCAGTGTCGATCGCTGGGACCCGGAATGGTCCGAGACGATCAAGCGCAAGGTGGTCAAGGATGCGTTTGAAGTCCACAAGCGCAAGGGCACCGTGGGCGCGCTGCGCCGGGTGGTCGAGCCGTTCGCGGACATTCTGGATATCACCGAGTGGCACGAACTGGAGCCGATGGGCGAACCGGGCACGTTCACCATGAGTCTGGCCCTGTTCGACAGCGGCCTGAGCGACACGGCCATTGCCGAGCTGGAACGGATGATCAACGACACCAAGCCGGTCAGCCGGCATCTGGTGGGCCTGAGCATCACATTCAGCCCGGACGGCACCTACTACATCGGCGCCGGTATTTCTTCGGGTGACGAGGTGACTATTTCCTCACCTGAGCTGTGGTCGGATGACCTCGACCTGATCAACCTGGAGCTGTCGGCCAACGACCTCTATTACTTCGCCAACTTCGCCTTACCGGGCCTGATGAGGGTTACATGAGCGAGCTTACCGACCGCCAACGCGCTGCCATTGAGAAGTTTGAAGCGGCGGCGCAAGTGGCCAGCGACATCGTCAACAAACCCGCAGGCACCAGTGTCGAGACCGGTTCCGGGCCGTCGCCCACGTTCCTGGCTCTGGCCAAGATGATCACCGACTTGGCCGGCGGCCTTTTGCTGCCGCGCAAGAAGACGATCCCGTCTGCCGGCGCCGCGCTGGCTCTGGACGTGGCCTACACCAACGGCGTGTCGTTCTTCGACGTGACGCTGGACAAGCCGCAATGTCTGCTCACGTTTCTCAATACCGATGTGCCGGCGGGCTACACATGGTCATTCACCGTGCGCCTGCGTCAGGGCACCGGGGCGAACAAGGTCACGTTTCCGGCCAGCGTTCACTGGTCGAGCAAGCGACCGCCGGTGCTGGCCTACGAGGCGGGTGCGGTCGACGTGCTGACATTCGTGTCAGACGGTGGCGGTTGGTTGGGCTTTTTTGATGGGAGTTGGTTCGATGCATCTGTCCCCGCTTAACAGCCGTCGCCCGGCCAGCCAGAAAACCTGTCTGAACAATGCGCTGAGCATGATTGAAGGCCATCACCGCTTTCTCAAGCGCAGCACCGGCGACACCAACGACGCCACGCTGCAGCACTACGCGCAGAACCTGCAGGGCGTGCTGGCCAACAACCGGCACTTTATCGCGCACTCGCAAATGGAGTACCAGCCCAACGGCGACGGCACCACCGAGGGGCAGGCGCTGCATATCCTCGGTTACGCGCATGCCTATCTGGCGACCAAGGATCAGCGCTATCTGGACGCGGCGGTGTGGCACTGGGAGGCTTACGAGGCGTATTTCTACGCGGGCCAGCCAATCCCTGACACGCCACAGCGGCGCATTGCCAACTGGATCGTCAATTCCAAGGAGCCGGTGCTGGCCAACTGGCCGATTGATGCTGCCGAGCCCACCCATAGCGGGTTCAAGGGCGTGCCGTTTGAGTTTGCCAATGGTGCCCTGAGCATTCCCCACGGAGCGCCGCACTGGGGCGAGTATCTGGACAAGGCGACCTTTGCCTTTGACGGCGCTTTGGCCTGGGAGGCGATCAACGCCACGGTGCAGGCAGTCAAAGAAGACGGCTCGATTGACTGGGACAAGACGGGCAGCCAGTTCGATGTGGACTGGATCATCGTGTGGACCGGGCAAAAGATTAACGCCGATGGTGACGTGCTTTCCGAAGGCCACCCGCTGGAAGAGCGCGGGCAGGTCCAGCTCAAAAGTACGGCGGTGAACGGGGAGCACAAGCTGAACTACGCCACCCGTCAGCCGGTGGAGCACGGCGGCTACCTGATCCCGCGTAACGCGGTACAGCACAACCGGCCGTTGCATGTGCCGTTGCTGGGCAGCGTCAACCAGATGGGCAACGCGGCCGATGGTGAACAGTGGTACATGGACGCCTGTTACATGCTCTGGCGGATCACCGGCGAGAGCCGCTACAAGAAGGCGATGGATGCGTGCCGCTTTACCGCCCATGAGTACACGCAGATTGACTCTAGCGACCGCTTTTTCCGGCAAAGCCGCACCGAGCTGACGCCCTACACTGACGGCATTGCCTACCAGTTCAGTTACCCGAGCGATGCAGAGCCGGTGATCAACCGCGACTCAATGGGTTACATCACCGTGGAGTGCGCCGAGGCGGCGCAAGTGTCCCTGGAGCAGCAGGCGGTGTGGTTCAGGATCAGCAAGGACTCACTGGTACGCACCTGTTACGGCGGTGTGGACACCTTCAATGCGCCGCTCAATGCCAAGGTCGAGCTGGTGGTGTCGCCCAGCAAGGTCGAGGGCAGCGGGATCAAGTACAGCTGTGCGCTGCCCAAGTCGGTGTCCAACATCGAAGTGGTCGCCCACGATATCCCGCTGAGCAGCTTTACCCGGCTGAGCAAGGATGACGGCTCTGAGTACATCATGGCCGACCTGCGTGCCGTCTCGCACTCGGACGATATCGTGTCTGAAGAAGGCTACGAGCCGGGGATTTTTGAAGGGCGCGGCGGCAACGTGGTCAGCTCGCTTTTCCCCACCGATGACGGCTGGTACAGCGTCGGGCACTGGCTGCTGCCAACCGAGAAGGCGCCGCTGCAGAGCATCACCTACCGCGCTGACGGCAATTTCAATCTGCGTATTGTCGATGCTGACGGGTGGCGGTGGTGGTGGATGTTGCCGGCAACGGCGGGTGCCTGGGTCACGCTGGTGATCCGGCCCGAGGACGCCACGCTGTCGGGCTACCAGCCCGGGGCCGAGGATCGTCCCGAGCCGAGTGCGCCGAAGTACACCGAGGTGGACGGTTTTTCAATCCTGATGGATGACAGCTCAGACACCAACCTGACGTTTTCGTATTACTGCATCAATGACGTGCCCCCGGCCTTTGCGGCCGAGGATGGCTACACCCTGAACTATCGGCTGACGGTCAAGGGGCAGGCCAAGTTCCGGGCGCTGGTGGGGGATTGCACCATCCTGCAGTACCGTGACGATTCGTTGGCGTACTGCCCCGGGGTGATCCCGTTTTCCAATATCTACGCCGAGGGCACCGACCAGATCGGCGCATGGCACGGCATGCCGTACCCGGGTTATCAGTACCCGCTGATTTACTGCATCGACCCGCTCAATGAATACGGGCCTCGGCTCAATCAGATGGTCGAGTTTCTGTACGACTCGCAGCAGTGGTACGCGCAGAAGTTCGGCCAGTTGGGCCCGGGCGCATCGGCCTATGTGTGGAATCGCTGGGATAACTACAAGTACGGCAAGCCGGATACCTGGACGATGTACCACTGGGGCAACGGCACGGCGTGGAGCGGCTACCAGCCCCGGGCAATGATGGGCGCGTGCCGGGCGTGGTACGAGCTGGCCAGCCAAGGCAAAGCGGTGCCGACAAAGCTCAAGGCCTACGCGGAAAACTGGCTGAGCTGGCTGGTCCAGTTTGTTAAAGCCTCGGGCGGCATCCTGCCCACGGACTTTCCCATGACCGGCACGGCCAAGCCGATGGCGGATGACTTCACCGGCCATATGACCGGGCTGTGGCTGGCCGGTGCCTGTCTGGCGGGGTTAGCGGGCAGTCAGGTGGCGGGGCTAGACGGTTTGATCGAGGCCTGTGTGACCGAGCTGCAAACCCACTATGTGGTCACGCCAGTGCCGGGCCAGCCCATGAACGGCTGCTGGTCGCCGGCGGTGCGACTGGGCACGGATAACGGCATGTTCTTCGGCTTTTGGGCCGGGGAGATTCTGCGCGGCCTGGGCCTGTACATCCTGTACCGCAACCTTGGCCCCGGGGCGAATATCTACGGCGCTCCCATGCCGCTGTAACTCAATTAATAGGCACATTCATGGCAGAGCAAAACACGTTGTATATCGCCATGCTGACGGATGTTGGCGCGGCGCAGCAGGCCAAGGCGATCGCAAGCGGCACGCCTTGGAATATCACCCATATGGGCGTCGGTGACGGTAACGGCGTTACGCCGATCCCGTCCAAGCTGCAGAAAAAACTGATCAACGAAAACGTGCGCCTCAAGCTCAACCGCCTGACGGTGCGCGGCGACCGGCCGGTGATCAGCGCCGAACTGATCCTACCGTCTGATATCGGCGGCTGGTGGGTGCGTGAGGTCGGGCTGTATGACTCCACCGGCGCACTGGTGGCGGTGGCCAGCTACCCGCCCACCTACAAGCCGACACTGGCTCAGGGCACCGGGCGTACACAAGGCATCCGCCTGCAGATTCTGGTCAGCAGTACGGCAAATATCACGATTCAGGATGACCCGACGCTGGTCACGGCGACCCTGTCGACCGTGCGTGAAGAAATCGGCAAGGGCAATGCCAGCTCGGCTAACAAGCTGTATGCCGGCCGGTTTCTGAACTACAGCGGCGCGGTGACGGGGCAGGGCTTTTTCGACGGCAGCGGCGATATCAATATCCCGATGACCCTGGCCGATTCAGGCGTGCCGGCGGGGACTTACAGCAAGGTCACGGTCAACGCCAAGGGGCTTGTGACTGGCGCGCAATCGCTGGTTCAGGGGGATATTCCGGCGCTGGATGCCGGCAAGATCACCAGCGGCACCTTGAATCGGCCGACTTCGGCCAACGCCGGTACCGCGACCAAGCTGCAGACCGGCCGGACGTTGACCTTCAGCGGCGCCGCTACGGGGCAGGGCTGGTTCGACGGCAGTGGCGACCTCAACATTAATCTGGCCTTGGCCGCGCTGGATGCCGGCAAGTTGGTCAGCGGTATTGTGCCGGTGGTACGCGGGGGGACTGGCGGCAGCACCCCGGCCGAAGCCCGGGCAGGAATCGGCGCGGGTGTGCCGTCGAGCCTGTTTCACAACCCGGCAGGATTCTGGTGGGACAAGGACACGGGTTTATTTGTGCAGTGGGGCAACACGCACATTGGCGATCAGCCCGGGCCGGTGCAGACCCGCAAGTTCGCCTTTGCTTACGGCTTCGATACGCCGCCCTTTATCGTGGTTCCGGTGATTACCGAGTACTACGGCGCAAACACCTATGCCTCGACCATCAGCGTGTCGGTGGTGGAGTCTTCCATTTCCGTCAGTGGTTTTACCGCGAGTTTCTGCGAGTGGTTAGCGCAGACGCAGAACTTCGGTGTGCGCTGGATTGCCGTCGGGTATCGCGTCACCCCGATGTAAACACAGGTTTCAACGCAATACCGCAACCGCCAATAGGGCGGTTTTTTCGTTTCTATGGAGAACATCATGAGTCTTACCGACTTCTTTCACGGCATCACCGTGTCGCTGGTCGAGACCGGCACCCGCACCATCGCGCTGCCCTCGTCTTCGATCATTGGCATTGTCGACACCTTTACCCCGGGGTTGGGTCTGGCGGCGTCCAACGTGCCCACCCTGCTGACCCGCGAGAGCGAAGCGGTGGCCGCGTTCGGTGCCGACTCGGCCATTACCCGGGCCTGCAAGGCCATTTTCAACCAGTCGGCCGCCGCGATCGTGGCGGTGGGCGTACCGGCGGATACCGAGACGGCCGTGCTCACCAGTGCGGTGATTGGCGGCGTCTCGGCTGATGGCACGCGTACCGGCCTGCAGGCGCTGCTGGACGGCAAGAGCCTGTTCAACCTGCAGCCGCGGCTGATTATTGCGCCCAAGCACAGCGCCACGGAAGCGGTGGCCACCGCGATGGACGTGCTGGCCGGCAAGCTGAAAGCCATCGGCATCATCGACGGGCCAAACACCACCGATGAGGCCGCAACTACCTACGCTGAAAAGTTCGGTTCCAAGCGCCTGTATATGGTTGATCCGGCGGTCAAGCAGTGGAGCACAACGCTCAACGGTGACGTGTCGGTGCCGGGTTCTGCGATCGCTGCAGGCCTGTTCGCGCAGACCGATTCGCGCTTCGGTTTCTGGTCGTCGCCGTCGAACAAAGAAATTGTCGGCATCACCGGCACGGTGCGCCCGGTCGAGTACCTGGACGGCGACAAGACCTGCCG